GCGCCCTCAGGCGTCTTCGCGAGCGGGGCGTGCCCGAGAACGTTTGTCACATTGTCGTGACCGTGCTGCCAAACGAGGGGCACGACAGCCCCGTCGTTTTGCTCGAACGCGTGGTGTGAAATCACTCGCCCATCGGAGCACTTGATTCCGGCGACGGTTGCCCAGCCATCGAAATCTGCAACATCATGTGCTGCCATTTTGAACCTCCTGGTTGGATGATGAACGTGCGTCAGCATTAGCTGATGACGTATACGGATTAGCCAGCTGGTCCGCCTTGGGGTCGGTGGACTGCGGCAATCCGATGATCGACCTGATCTCGTTCGGAGTCATCACCTGGTTGGTGATGAAGGTTTGCGCCATCGACGAGATGCTATCTAGCGAGGTCGCCGCGAAGGGATCCCTCACGTAGATAATCCGCTGCCCCTGCGACCTAGCAGTCTTCGTCAAGAAGACCATTGTCGCAGACTTTGTGATAGTGTCGAGAATTGGTTTGACTGTCCTGTTGTAATAGGACAGGTTAGTTTCAGCATCAGCCGTTCCGTTGAACACACTCTCAGTGAAACCGAGAGCGTTGTACAACTGTTCAGACAGGTACTTCACCTGATCGAGCAGATTGTTCTCAACTGGACGATTGAGCTGCGTGATCTTCTCAGCACCATCGACGTACGCCACGCCGATCTCCGAATTTCGGAGCTGCTGTTCAATGGCTTCTCGACGAGTTTCCGCTTGCTGCTGTCGCAATTCGCCTCGAACCGAGTAAGGAAGCTGAATGATCAGATCCAACTTCTTACCCAGAGCAGAATTGTCGATCGCATCAAGCGCATCTAGTTTCCGCGCGAGTCGATTCGCCAACGAGTTGTTGCTAGCTGTGACATCGTACAGGGGACTGTATACGATTGCTGCGGAATTCTTGGAAATTCGAATAGTTTCCCGTTTTCCGCTACGATCGTTATACAGATTCACGTCGACAGAGTCGGTATACCAACTCTCGATTCGTCCGACACGAAGAGACAGGACGTCGAATGAACCTTCCTCATTCAATGCCGTGTCCGTATCGACTGGAACTAGAACAGCTGATCCAGTTTCCAGCATCGTATAGACGAGCTCGTAGATTAGAGCGTTCGAGGTCTGATCGATGTTTGCCATCAGTGACAAGCATTCGTTCAGCGAGGAATCCTTTTCACTGTCGTATCTACCATTTTGATCTACTTTAACATGACGGATCGGAGTGTTCGCCACGTCCAAAGCAATTTTGTTGTAAAGTGTTTGGACCAGGTTCGTTGACCCGAACGACCTGTAGCTTGGTCGGTACTCGCTGTAATTACTACGCGCATACCGTTCAGGGTGGTCATGTGCGAACACATTCCACGCCCGCGCCAAGCGGGACATAATACCCATAGTACCTCCTCTCGTTAGTTGAAGTCGTCGAGTTGGTTTTTGTAGGCTACCCAAGCATCCATCAAGGCAGCTACACTGTCGATCTTGAGATCCATTCGTTTTTTCAAGATCTTTCGGTTGCCATTGGTGTCCTCAAGGGTGATGGTGTTACCCATTGCCCATGAGAATAGCTCTTGATCGAAGATAAGTCTTCGGTCTTCAGCCAGACTCTTGAGTTCGCCCAGCGGAACCGACTCAGTTCGAGCACCCTGAATAACCTTATGGATTCCGTAGGGGCCGTTGTCTGTCGCCCATCGTTCGACGAATTCTCTGGCGTTGTACGGGTCGTATCCAAACGCTCGAACATCGTACTCAGACCTCAAGATGTATTCGTCGAGATCCATGTAGACTTCGATCATGTCTAGAATAGTACCGTCCATGACCTGGAGAGATCCTTCTCGGATGAATGACTCGTACTTCGCACGTCCGGCGGCCGGGAGCTTATCGAATGTGCGAGTCGTAATGTAGGCTCGCGTCTTGACCCCGAAGTCGCCCGTGGACAACGGAAACAAGAACGTAAAGGCGCAGAAATCGTCGCCTTGGGATAGATCGGCTCCCATGGCGCACGGCATCTGCCAAAATTCCCGTGGATTGTGAGGAATGGTTTCTTCATACTTGAAGAAGTATGTGTATCCCTCACATGGGATTCCGAACCGTTTCGCAAGGATGTCATTCCGTGCGGATGGCACATTTTCGGCTCTCGCCACGTCCCTCTGGTAGGTATCGTAAGATACAGTCTTACCCAGGTTAGGTTGGGCCTTTACCCACATGTTTGGATCCCCAACCTCAGACACGTCGTCCAGCCTGTAATACCAGATCGACGTGTGTGGGTCGTAATATTCGCCTTTAAGGATTGAAAGCAATTCCATTTTGATGGAATCGCCAACGCCATTTCGAACTGTGCCTTCGGACGAGACAGCAAGAATCACCCAGTCATCGAGTTTGGATGCTCCTTGCTCGAGCGCGGCAATGACGTTCTGGCGAACATCGCCCGAAAGCCATTCATCGATTGTATTCACCTTGGACCGCAAGCCCTGAAGCTTGTCGACGTTCATGGGGCGAACTTCAAGAATGGAATTCGTTGAGAAGTTCTCGATGCCTCGCTTAGTCGGAGTCAACAGAGACCGATTGGCCTTCGCACCGACAGTGGCGTGTACTGTGCCGGCCGACAGGAACTTGAACAGAGGCCCCCGACTGCGTGTGATAGCGGTCTTGAATGGGGACAGTGTTTCCTCGGCTTGTGGCATCGTTGGTGCTGTAGCGATTTGGTGCGTTGTGGTAGGGTCGATCGTCAGGAAGTAAGCGTGAATGAACGCCATGTACATGGATTTGGCGGCGCCACGTGCGACAACAAGGTATTGTTTATTAACCAAGCGTCTCTTAACGTCTACCTGTACATACTTACCGTTATGACCCGTCTCGTCAGGAATGAATTTCGTCACTTTTTCGAAATAGAACCACGAAAGAAGGGATTCGGCCCACAGCTTGAATGAATCTAGCAGGGTTAAATCACTACCATCAACAAGGGTCATTTCATTCTCACAGAATGCAATGAACCCGTCGATAGCCTTATCATCGTAGTAATACCTAGGGTTGGCGATTAAATCGTCAATCCTGTTCATCTCCATCTCAATTGTATGAGATACTGGAATTTCTCCGTTGAGAACTTTCTCGCGGAATTGTGCGTAATACTTTGGCGTGGCTGTGTTCGATAACGCCATGCCTACTTCTTCTTCTTTTCGACTGCGTTCTTGAGTAGTGCTTCGAGATTAAAGGAGTCCTTAGCCATCTTCGCAACTCCTTCGTACTCGCTACCGGTAAGCTTACTTTCGAGGGCGGCGGTCAGCATGTTCGTTGCAGTCTTGGCAGCGTACTTCGTCAGGTTCTTGCGGGCTTCATCCGCAAAGAGTTCTGCCGTTTTCGACAGAACACTCCTATTTTTACTCTCGTATTCCTTGAGCTTCTGCTTAAGTTCGTAGTTCTGCTTCTCGAGATTCAGTCGCTTGTTCTGTTCGATGAGATCAGTAGACGAGAGAAGTCGAGGTGCTTCCTTCCGCATGGCGTTTGTAATGCCGCCCTTCGGAACCTTCTGCTTCTCGAGCTCCTTCTGTTTCTTCTCAGCTTCCTTAGCAGCCTTCTTCTCGTCGGCCTTGCGCTTCTTCTCAGCGCGCTCAGCTTCCTTCTGCTTCTTCTTACGCTCGGCTTCGGCCTTGCGAGCTTCTCGCAACTTCTGGTTCTCGAGCTTCTTACGAGCTCGCTCAGCCGCATTCTTGGCTCGCTCAGCCTTATTGTCAGAGCGCCTCTTGGAAGCAGCAGCCTTCTTGGCATCCGAGGCAGCCTTTTTAGCAGCCTTTTTAGCCTCTGCTTCTTGCTTCTTGCGTTCCTTCTCAGCAGCCTTCGCAGCCTTGGCGCGCTCTTTCTTGAACACATCGGCATTGATTTCTTCGCCGATCTTCTTCTTCTCTTCAGCAGAGCGAAGGCCGCTTCCGCCGGAAGACTCAGGCTTCTTTCGGACTCCCCATTTCATACCGAGGACTCCATAATGAGATAGAGTTTTCTCACTCATAGTTTTCTCCCATCATTGAATGGTCAGTCGCCACTCTGCCTCTTTCTGCAAAGCCTCGACTGCCTTGATGGCAAACGAGGTCTGCGGCGGGTCGAACATCAGGCGAACCGAGAAGTTCACGTACTGACGTAGGATACGGCCAAGAGCCGTATCGGGGTAATCTGCCTCGGACGATAGGTCGCCGACTTCGCGGTTTAGCTGAGTCGCGGTGGCCAAAGCGTTGTCAATGGCATCCTTAACTTCGCTATCGAATGCTGTGTCGTCCTCCATCAACCCGAGGTAGGTCTTTGTGTCGTGTAGAATTGACATTCAGCCTCCTACCATAATTTTGTATCGCCGGGCGATCTCGGATCGAAATCATCGAGAGCCAGCGGTGTGGTTCCATAGTGGATGGCATTATGAGTATCGCGGCTCACGCAAATAAGATTATCCAAATCCCACATGCAGGAGTCGAAATCCTCGCATTGGCGTGGAGTGAGAGGATTAATGTGATGCACGACAATACCGTCGTAAATCTCATATCCTTCAATCCCTAGGTCGCAACCTAGGTCTCTTGCGATCGCTTTAGTCCTGGCTTCCTTCCAAATAGCACTTTGGTAGAAAACTTGGTTCATCCACCTGGATCCGCCAAACGTCTCGCCGAAGAATGCTCCGTCAAGAGACAAATATGCTAGTCGCTCCTCGAACGAGTGCAAATGGGAAAGTTCGTCATAGCTCCGCATCTGAATCTCCAGAATAGATCTTAAAGGCGGCCAGAGCTTCCGAAACGAGTTCCTCGGTACGGGCAGCAGATTCAAGTGCCGAAACCTTGGCCCGAGCAAGAGTTGTATCCGCCTCAAGACGAGCTTGTTCCAAACGTTCACGACTGGAGCCAAGCTTTAGGAAATGAAGGATCACCGAATTGCTTGCGGTACCATCCAGAATCTGCTGAGTTGCAATGTCCATCGCAGCAGCGATGGCCTTCGTCACGCGAGAGGGATCGGGGTAGTTCTTGAGGAACTGGTCGTAAGCAGCGCGGAGAGCTTCGATCGAAGCCTTCGTAGCCTTCTGGGTGTTGAGTTCGCCCTTCAGCGTAGCGATCGCAGTGGTGAGTGCCGTGCGGTCAGCTTGGGGAACAGCGTCGATGAGCGAGTTCTGGCCGTCGTAAGCGCCTTTGTAAACGCGGAATTCAGAGCCATAGAAGAACTTGTTGCCACTGGCTTCACCGTTGCCTACGGTCTTGGTCACTTCCATACGGAAGTACTTGTAAGCACCCTTATCGGCGGGGAGCTTGAAGTAAGACGTACCGGCGAAGTTGGTCTTCTTCACATCGGCGCCATTGTTGTCCTGCCACGTTACGGTGTAGGGATAGGTGAAGGTAGAAACAACGAGCGAATCCCAACCTTTGTTCTTCTTCCAAGCGTCGAAGTCAACGACGTTGTTGCCGTTTTCGTCGGTTACCACGTTGCCGTCTTGGTCCACCTTCTCAGCCTTACCGGCTTCGAGGGCAGCGTCAGTCTTGGCACCCCAGATCGTGATCT